AATATCGACGAATACGTCACGCAAGAATTACGCAAATTGGATAAAATGGAGCAACAAGCATGGGAGGCGTGGGAAGCGTCGAAAACAGGAAAGATGCGCACCAAAAAGAAAACCAACAAAGGGCGACCAATCAAAACCGATGCCGAGGACGCCGACCCGGAATATTACGGGTACAATGAAACCGCAACCGAAACGTCCGCCGGGAACCCTCGGTTTTTGGATTTGCTTTTGAATATCCAACAACGCCGTGCAAAGATGTTAGGGTTTGACGCCCCGGTTAAAATTGAGATACCCGGATATAACGCCACGACCGACGACAAGCCAAAGTACGACGTTAAAGCAATCCCCGACGATCTGTTGTTTGCGGTTGCTGACAAACTGCAATCCGCCGAGTTTCAAAAGGCATTAGCCGAGAAAGGAGGGGCGCAATAATGGCAAAGAGAGTAACCGCACGCCGTCTGGGAACCAAGCAACCGGAATGGACGACCGAGATTTGCGATACGTGCCGTTTTTCTGAATGGATAACGGACAACCATAGACACCGGGATTTGAACGGGAACCCGATTTGTTTACGTTGCCCGCATTATGAATTTTACATTGTCCGGGGTCGTCGGGCGTGTGCTAAATGGGAGAAAGGAGCAAAGCAATGAACAACGAACAATTATTGCATATGTACGACGCAATCCGGCAACAACCGGATTTGCTTGTTAAAGCCGCCGCCCGTAAACGCCTTATAAACTTTGCCCGGTATATGCAACCGGATTTAGTATTAGAGCCGTTCCACGTCGTTTATTATACGTTGTTGGATATGTTTGCACACGGCAAAATAAGAAAGATGATTGTACAACAACCGCCCCAACATGGCAAATCGGAGGGGTCGAGCCGTAAATTACCCGCATTTATGTTGGGGGTAGACCCCGACCGCAAAATATGTATCGGTTCGTATGCGGCGACAATCGCACGGGATTTTAACCGGGACGTTCAACGAATAATCGACACGCCCCGGTATCGTGAATTATTCCCCGGCACGTACTTAAACGGGTCAAACGTCGTAACAATGGCTAATACCTATCTGCGCAATTCCGATGTTATCGAAATGGTAGGGCGTAAGGGGTCGTTGCGTGTCGTCGGTCGTGGCGGTTCGCTGACGTCTAAAACCGTGGACGTTGCGATATTGGACGACGTCTATAAGGATTACGCCGAGGGTAACAGCCCGATAGTACGGGCGGCGGCGTGGAAATGGTACACGACCGTTGTACGCACCCGTTTACACAACGATAGTCAAGAGTTGATTGTATTTACCCGTTGGCACAACGACGATTTGATAGGGCGCATTGAAAAGAGCGGCGAAACGATTATTGATGTTAAGTGTTGGGCGGATTTAGATAACGTAACGCCGGGGGCGTGGGTGCGCATAAATTTTGAGGGATTGAAAGCCGGGGAACCGACCGAGATAGACCCACGGGAACCGGGGGCGGCATTATGGGAAAGCCGACACAGTAAGCAAAAGTTGGAAGCGCAAAAAGCATTAGACCCGGTACAATTCCAATGCCTCTATCAAGGCAACCCCGGTTCCGCCGAGGGTCGATTATATCAACCGTTCAAAACATGGGTTGAAAAATCCGATTACGGCACGTACATACGTTCCGGCGCATACATAGATGTTGCCGATGAGGGGGACGACCTTTTGTTTGCCGCCACGTATGACGTTTATAAATCGGACAACATGATTTTCAACGAGAAAACAAAGCGTATGGAACCGTTGTTATTTGCTTTAATTACGGATATGGAAATGACGGACGAAAATACGGACGTTACAACCGTAACCGTTCCGGCAATGATTAACAGGAACGGCACGCAAAAAGTGTGGGTTGAGAGTAACAACGGCGGTGCGGGTTACGAAAAGGTTATTAAAAAGAAAATGCGGGCAATGACAGACCCGTTTTATCAAGGCGGCAATAAGGAAAGCAGGATAATTACGGCGTCCGCAATGGTAAATCAAAGTATTATTATGCCGTTCGGTTGGGAAACCCGGTACAAAGCGATTTACGACCATGTTACAACCTTTTTGCGCAATTTCGATGCGAACACGCACGACGACCCGGAGGACGGATTGACCGGGATTTACGAAAAAGAGATTGCAGACAATAATATACAACCATACGCACACGCAAACCGGGGCGTTAAACGTCGTAACTAACAATTTAATTGAGATATGCAAGTTTATAACGGAAAAAGTTTATAACTTTGCAATGTATAAGTAATACAGAGGGCAAAGGGACAGCCCAACGAGGTAACAAATGTAATTTTTAACGTTAAATTTTAAAGAGTATGATTACTTGTAAGTGTCCGGCGGCGGCTTCATTGCCCGATATTCCCGCCGTAAGGTGCGCCGAAAGTTTCGGGCAAATCCAAAAGGTAGCGTTTCAACGTCTAACCAAAGACAATGGAAGCAAAAACAGTTTTACCACGGAAAAGGCAATTACTTTGCTTGCATCATGGACGCCGTTGTTGTCGGCGTCTGATAGCACAAAAATTGTTGTTTCCCCCTATATCCAAGCCCCGACCAACGAAGCCGGAGCCGCCCGAACCTTTGGCGGCGGTAACGAAACATTGGGAGGCGTTGAGGAAATTATAGGGCGTGAACCGAACCCGTTCACGGGCGTAATGCGTAAAATCCCCCAATCAGTAATTAAGGCAATGAAAGAACTTCAGTGCGAAAGTTGGGGCGATAACTTGGGCGTTTATCTGTTTGACGAAAACGGAAGTATTGAAGCTATTCAAGACGAAAAGACCCCGACAACGTATTATCCAATTCCAATTCGTTCTTTGTTCATTGGCGACAAAACGCATGGCGGATTGGAAGCCCCGGACAGCAACTCAATACAATGGGCGTTTTTGCCGAACTATTCGGACGACCTCGTAATTGTAACCCCGGATTTCAACCCGCTAACCGATTTGAAACCCGCAGTTGTAGGATGACAATATGGCGGCAAAGGTTACAAAGGTTAAATTAGTTTGTCCGCCGCATGGTTTGACCGAAGAATTTGAGATTAAGCACGCCGAAAGGTTGTTGCGGATGCCAAACAACGGCGGTTGGCAGTTACCCAAAGACAGCGATTTTAAATTTACCAACGACAATGGGATTGAGTGTAGACGAAATAAAAAAACGGATAACGGAGCCGAAAAAGCGTAAGACGATAAACAAAGCCGTTTATCATCAACAACGCATTAATTTTCACGCCCGCACCCGTATTACGTCGTTTGACATTTGCCAACCGATTACGGATTTTATGGCATTTGTTTCTAACCTATTGCCGCATGACAAATTTAAGATGTTCAAAACATTGTTCCGTTACCCCGTTAAGACAAACGAGGTAACGGGCGTTTGTTTTGATAAGTTGAGCCGGATTTTTGACGGTCGTAACCCGGCGTTCAATTATCAGTTCCAAAACCCGGAACAAAGGGGCGATTGGGAGTATTACCGTCAAGACGTATTACACGAACCGGAAATTTGGAGTACAAAAGGGTGGGAGTTTTTCCAAACCGAAATAAATAGCGTTCTTGTTGTCGATATGCCGAGCGAACAAAACCCCGCCGACAAATACCCGCAACCGTATTTCTATTGGCTGCCTATTGCATCCGTGATTGATTACAGAGCCAACCCGATGACGGGGGTAATGGATTATATCATATTCAGACAAGACGGGGAGCGTATCGCAGTAATTGACGACGAACGTTATAGAGTTTTCAGAGAGGACAAAAACCACAATATCGGCGAATTGCTGATTGATAACCCGCACGACGTCGGTTATTGTCCCGCCCGTTTCTTTTGGAATGAACCGTTGAGTTTATCGGAACCCGACGTTAAGCAATCCCCGCTAACCAAGCAATTGGAGGCGTTGGATTGGTTTTTGTTTTACCATATCAGCAAGCGACATTTAGATTTGTACGGTGCATATCCGATATATTCCGGGTATGAACAAAGTTGCGATTTCAGTAACGGCGAAAATGGCGATTATTGCGACGGTGGGTTTTTAAAAGACAAACAAGGGTTTTACAGATTGGACGCCGCCGGGCTTTTGATGCGTTGCCCCAAATGCGGGGATAGTCGTATTAACGGCGTCGGTTCGTTCGTTGAAATACCAGTACCGGACGGGGATAAACAACCCGATTTGCGTAACCCAGTGCAAATGCTAACCGTTGACCGAGGGAGTTTGGATTATAACGTTGAGGAAGAAAAGCGTTTAAAGAATGACATTATTACGTCGGTTGTTGGAACCAACGAGGAAATAACCACACGGGACGCATTGAATGAGCAACAAATACAGGCGAATTTTGAGAGCCAAAGCACGGTGTTAAACCGGGTAAAAAAAGGATTTGAGGCGGCGCAACAATTCGTCGATGAAACCGTTTGCCGCTTGAGGTATGGCGGTTTGTTCGTTTCTGCAAAAGTCAATTACGGCACGGAGTTTTATTTATCCAACGCAACGGAGTTACGGGAACGTTACAAGGTGGCAAAGGAAAGCGGCGCAAGCGAGGCGGAATTAGACGCGCTACAAAACCAAATTATCGAAACGGAATACCGGAACAATCCAACCCAATTGCAACGTATGTTGACGTTGGCGGAATTGGAACCGTACCGACATTTGACCCGTAACGAGGTATTGGATTTGTACGACAAACAGATTATCAGCGAAAGCGATATGCGTATAAAGTTGAATTTTGCTAACTTTGTACGCAGATTTGAGCGTGAATATTTGAACGTCTTAGAGTTTGGGTATAATATGCCGTTCAACTCTAAGATAAATTTTATAACAAATAAATTTACTGATTACGCAAATGAGCACAATGTTAAGTAGTCATGTTCATAAATTAGTTGCTGATACACTTTTAGTTAGAATTAATTGTATTTGGAAATTTAATAAACAAATTTAAATTATGAGAGTGAAAGTAAGCGAGGGCAGAACTAAAGACGTTGCGATTATCGACGTTACGCCCGAAAATTACATTGTCCCCGACAATGAGAAACATTTGTATCATTGCGTTGTCGAAATTAAGAAATTCGACAGCGAAACGGGCAAACGGTTATCAATCCCCCGCATTCAGAAATTCGGCAAAAAAGGCTATGAAAACAGCATTGCCGAGCATTTGAAAAAGCAGGGTTATACGATTACCGTATTGCACGACCCAAACGAGTACATGAAAGCCAGAGCCGAGGCGGACGAAAAGACAAAGGCAGAAAGAGCCAAAGACGTCGAGGCAAAAGCCAAAGCCGATGCCAAAGCGAAAGCCGAGGCGGACGCCAAAGCCCGTGCCGAGGAAAAGGCAGCGTTGAAAGCCGAGATTTTGGCAGAATTGAAAGCGGCGGGCGTTATCCCGGCGACAACTGCAAAGGAAGCCGAGGCGGACGCCAAAGCCCGTTCCGAGGAAAAGGCAAGGGCAGAAAAAGCCAAAGCCGAAGCCAAAGCGAAAGCCGAGGCGGACGCCAAAGCCGAGGCAAAAAATAACCGAATATTAATTTAATAATCAAAGTGAAAGATTATGGCATTAACGATTGATGTTTTAAAGGCAAATGCGGCATTAGCCGGATTAACCGACGAACAATTGACAGCGATAACCACGTTATCAGTCAACGACGAAAATAGCGTAATAGGAAAGAAAACCGGGGAAATTTACGGCGGTTTGGATGCGGACATTTTAGCCGTTACCGGCATCGCCAAGAACGGAACCGAAAAAACGTTTGATTATGCCAAACGAGTATTAACCGAGTTCAAGACCAAAGTTGAGGGCGCAAACGGTCTGCAATCACAGATTGACAGACTAACCCAAGAAAAGGCACGTTTGGAAAAAGCCATTGCCGACGGTACAACGGACGAGGAAACCGCAAAGGCATTGAAGCAAGCAAAGGCAGATTTGCAAAGCGTTACGACCCAATACAACGATCTCAAAACGAAATACGACCAAGCCGAACAAACCCACACAAACGAGGTGTTCGGCATTCGTGTTGAAACGGCATTGCAGACAGCAACCGCAGGATTGAAGTTTAAGGCAGGGTTGCCGGAAAGCGCAACAAAGGTTTTGCTAGACCAAGCGATTGCAAAGATTAAGGGCATGAACCCCGAATTTATCGACGACGGAAAGGGCGGCAAAATGTTGGCGTTTAAGGACAAAAACGGCGCAATCATGCGCAACCCGAACAATCAGTTGAACCCATACACCCCCGGCGACCTTTTGACCCGTGAATTGGAAACAATGGGTATTTTGGATAAGGGACGCCAAGCGGCGGGCGGCGGAACGGTTCCCCCAACGGGCGGCGGTGCGGGCGGTAATGTTGCCGTTGACATATCCGGAGCAAAAACGAGGGTTGAGGCATACGACGTAATTGCAAACACTTTGCAACAACAAGGTTTGCAGATTGGAACGGCCGAATTTGATGCCGGAATGAAACAGGCATGGCAGGACAACAATATTGCCGCATTGCCGGAAAAGTAAAAGACAACACGGGTAAAGGGTAAACCCGCATTTATAAACAATTTAATTTTTCAAACAATGAGTTTAATTGCAACAAGAGTACAGGATTGGCGGATAGGGAACCCGGAGTTGGACCGTAATATGTTCCGCCCGTGCGAGTACGGCGCATTGGATTTCTTCATTGAACAAACCAATGCCCCTAACTCAATTATTAGCCCTAATTTAAGGGATAGGGCATTGGCAAGTATTGGCAACACGGTACAAATTCCAGTTATCAATTATGACGGAGATGTAGAGGTTAGCAATGTGCGTTCGTGCGTTATTGCCGACAATGAAAATACGTCTTCATTGGTAACGCTTGCTTGGGCTACCTATGCAATCGGGTTTACAATGGTTCCGGCGGCATACTCGAACAATGAGATTTCGTATAACCATGACTTTATGCGAAAAATGGAGAGAACAACCCGTGCGTTGGCGGACGCTTTGGATAAAGGAGCCGTTGCCGCATTGGAGGCGAACAAAACGCAGGTGTTCAAAACATTGCTCAATTACACGCAGGTCGGGAACGCTGTACAAGTGCCAACCCAAATGGCAACCGAGATTTTGGGCGACATTAACCCAATCATGCGGGCGAATTGTTACCCGGAATATATCCACCTTATCGCAAATGCGGGGGTTGATAGCCTGATACGCAAGTTGGCGCAACATGACGTTTACAACGACGTTAATAAGCGCATGGAGTACGACAACAAGGTATTGCATTATACCAACAACGTAACCGATGAAACTGGCAAAATGGGAACAATGTTTGCCGTTGCTGATGGAAATGTTGGTATCTTGACCCGTGTTGACCGTGAGGCATACCGCCGAACCCGTGCGAATTTCCACGAATGGGACATTGTACGTTTGCCGTACATTGATTTGCCCGTTGGTTCGCATTATTATACAGCCGTGGGCGACCAATCGGCGATTATGGACGACGCAACCGCCGATTTGACGTGTGCCGTCAAGGAGTATTTCGGATTTAGCGTTGATGTTGCCTACATGGTAGCATATAACAGCAATCCGACCACCGTGGCAAATCCCATTATCAAAGCCGAGATTGCAGCACGCAATCCGAACGAACCGCTAGGAATGCCCGTATATGTAACCAACGCCGGGGAATTTCCCGCCGGGGGGGCAGGCGCATGAGACGGAAAACGGAACAGTTATTTAACCGAGGGGACGGGGTGGTTATCCCCGCCCCTCTTTTTAAATTAATGATATATTGTTAATGCTGTAAGGGTGTAAAAAAACTTGTGGCGGTTATATTTGGGCTTATGTATAGAATTAAGGAAGTACAAGATAAGTTATTGCACGTCGTCGGTTGGGAGCAATCATATAATCCCGCCGAGGCAATCGCCGAACGGTTGACAGAAACCGAAAGCGGATTATATTTTCAAGGGGCGCACCCGCTTGTAACGTTGGATAATATGGCGGCAATCGTCCCGGACAATTGGGGCTTTCAATACCCGGTTTGGAACGATGCAAAGGAATGGAAAGCCGAAACCGTGGTGCAATACGCCAACGATGCGGCGGGCAAACCTTTGTATTGGGTCGCTTTGGTTGATAACGTCGCCGAGGTTCCCGCCGAGGGTTCGACTTTTTGGGATAAATACAATATATTGTCCGACTATTTAGAGCGTTTGACCCGCAACGGAATTTCCACGGCGGTACAAACGTTTACTCAAACAAAGGGATTGGATAAGGAAACAAAGAACCTATTGGAGCGTCGCACGTTCTTTGATGGTTCGGGACGTATCAGAGCAACCCAACCGAATAATCATAAGTTGGTAGGCTTTGAGATTATCCCGGTGCGGGCGATGGGAGTAACGGCACAAATACACCGAATTGGCTTACAAATGACGGGCGGAACCGGGATTGTGAAATTGTACCTTTTCCATAGTTCACAGATTGACCCTGTAAAAACGTTTGATTTGAATTTTACGTTGACAAATGGCGGCTTTCAATGGTTCACGTTGGAAGATTGTTTTTTGCCGTATATAAGCGACGCAAACAACGCCGGGGGTGCGTGGTTCCTTTGCTACAATCAAGACGATTTGCCCGCTGGAATGCAAGCAATTAACGTGTCGAAAGATTGGAGCCGGGAACCGTGCGGAACGTGTACCGGGTACGGCAATATTGAGGCATGGCGGCAATTGACAAAGTATTTGCAGATTTCCCCGTTTATGTACAACGCCCCGGAAACATTCGCCGAATACCCGGAGTTGTGGGATATAGCCTATACGATGTACACTAATACGCTGAATTACGGGTTGAATTGTGAAATAACGGTGGGTTGCGACCTAACCGATTTTATCGTTGAACAACGGGCGATGTTCCAGACGGTAATACAACGTCAGGTTGCGGCAATCGCTTTGCGCACGTTGGCAATGAACCCCAACGTAAGGGTAAACCGGAACCAATCCAACGCATCTAAAATGGAAATTTTATACGAGTTGGACGGGAATGTTGAGGGACGCCCCGGCGGTTTGGGTTATGACCTTAAAAAAGCGTTTGAGGCTTTGCGGTTAGATACGCAAGGAATTGACCGTATTTGTTTGAGTTGCAACAACCGGGGCGTTAAGTACCGGACAACGTAATTGCATTATGGCGGGATTACAATCAATAATTGATTTGCGCAACCGGGTTAATACATTTAACGACGGGTTGACGTCCGGGTTGATTATACGGGACATAATCGACGACGGAATGACAACGGCGTTTATCATTGATGCCAACGCCGAGGAACAATTATTTGAACAGGGTATTAACCGATTGGGCGTTGACATAATGGATTATCGACCTTATACCCCGCTAACAATAGCCATTAAGGAGGGAAAGGGACAACCGACGAACCGGGTAACGTTGCGGGATGAGGGCGATTTTGAGAGTAGTTTTTATTTGGAAGTCGGCGACAAACAATTTGAAATCAAGGCGTCGGATTTCAAGACGGAAGATTTGATAAAAAAGTACGGGCGGCAAATATTGGGATTGACGAACGAAAACATTGCCAAACTGATTTGGCAATACGTTTATCCGGATTTGCTAACCAAAGCAAAAAAAACGATATACGGAAATGGATAGAGTACCGATTATAAAGAACCCGGAGTTATTCGACCGGGTTATTGCAAATATTCAAAAGGGATTGGCGGACGGGTTGCCGTGGCTTAACTATTCCTTTGGACGCTCTGAACGGTTGGTTAAGTCCATACAAGGAAAACGATATTATACGCCCAATATTTACGTCGGCGGCAATGAATATATGTTGATTGCCCCGGATAGTAATATAGGGAATTTTTCGTTTTTCGTGTTGGACGACCCACAACAAATTGATTGGTTCCCCGGCGAACAAAACAAATATACAACGCCGTTTTCGGTTATCTTTTGGTTTGATATGCGCACGATAACCAACGACCCCAACAACCGGAATACGGAGGCGGTCAAACAACAAATAATGCGGGTATTGAATGGCGGTATTTGGTTACGTTCCGGTTCCATGACAATAAACAGAGTGTACGCAAATGCGGAAAACATATTTGCCGGGTTCACTTTGGACGAAATAGACAATCAATTTTTAATGCACCCGTTCGGCGGTTTTCGCTTTGAGGGTGTATTGTCAGTTAATCAACCTTGTAACATTTAACGATATGGTAACTTTCATTATTTGGGCTTTGGTCGTGGCAACCGTGGCGGCGTTCCTGTTGACCCTGTTAAAAAAGTGGGGCGTTGTTGAGTACGTCCAAGTTCACGGCAACGACTTTTTTGTTAAGATGTTCAATTGCGGCTTTTGCTTATCATGGTGGGCGGGGGTCGTTTTGTCCGTCCTGTTTGCTATATGCACCGAGAACCCGGCATTGTTATTGGTTCCGTTTTGTTCAACAGTCATAACCCGCATGTTCTTATGAAAACGACAAAGATAGGGGAACGGGCGGTTGTGTTGTATGACAGTATCGACGAATTGCCGATTTTGCGATTTCACGCATATAACAAAATGTTGCTTATCGACGCCGGGGTTGGGTCGGATTTGAACGATTGGGATGCGCACATTGAAAAGGCAATCCGGTTTATCCGAAAGGAAAAGCCGGATTTGGCGGAAATGGAATTGGATAATTTGCGGCAAAACGTTTATTTCGTCCAATCCGCCATATCGCCAAAGTATTTGGCGTTTGCCTGTTTGGTTAAGTCAGTGGACGGAACCGAATACAACGATATGACGGCGGACGGTTTGCAAAAGGTATTGGATTTATTCGCCGATGCGCCGAACGCCGAGTTGACCGCCCAATTGGAAGCGGTCAAAAAAAAAATAGATAAAGAGTTGCAATTGTATTTTCCTAAACTATTCGACGACGCCACGGTTAAAGATTATTACGACCAATTGAAGCAACGCACGATGTTAATGTTGGATGCGATAATAAAG